TGCGGAGCAATCAAGAACACGACGAGCGAGCAGACGGCCTCGTCGGAGCAGAGCAGCTTCGGAGCGCAACTCGAAGCGCAGGCCGCCGCCGTTCACGACACGCATCGGCATGCACAGGAGCAGACGCAGACGGACTCGACGACGACGCGCCGGGAGTATACGGAGCCGGTTCCGGAGGAGCGGACGGACATGACGATTCCGACGCAGAGCCTCCTTGATCTTCCCGACGGCGCGAAATATAGCGCACAGAACGGCCGTGCGAGCATCGAGGCCGAGCGTCAGGGTGACAAGATCGTCGTTCGGGGCAGATGCGACAGCATCGCCCGGCGCTGCACCTACTTCGAGAACCGCGTCTTCCGACAACGCGTCCTTATCGATTCGCTCATGGCTCGACTGGATGAGATGCAGGCATACCGTGCACGCGCCGACTCGCTGCTGTCGGCCGCAGCTCTGACCCGACGAACGGACGAGCGCATGAAACGGCCGCCCGCCACATGGTATCGGTGGCTGCTTGCGGGCTTCCTTGCGGGAGGAACTGCGACGGCTTTGCTTACGAAAACCAATCCGCTGAAAAGTATTGTAAAACTCATTAAAAACATCGTGTAATATGGCAGACATCACACAGCAGACCCCTGCATCGGAACACGACGGGTTCATTTACGGTCTCGAATCCTTCGTCTTCGACGGTAAGGAGTTGGGCCTTATCAGCAACGACGGTCTGGATTGGGGCGGTGACGAACCGTCGACGAATAAAATCTGGGCCGCACAGAAACGTTCGGCTCCTGTGAAGGAGATCGAGGAGAACCCCGGTACGAGCGAGATCGAGTTCGACCTGATCGAACTCAAGCCCGCGAACCTCGTGCAGGTGATGGGCGGTACGACCTCCAAGAACGGCAAGAAGTGGAACGCGCCCTCGAAGCGCATCAAGCTGGAGGGGCCGGTTGTCATCCGCTCGGCGGACGGCTCCGAAACCGAGGCCGCAAAGGTTTCGCTTCTGGCCTATCCGCGTGGCAAGTACGACTATTCGGACGTGATGAAGATTCACTGCAAGGCAACCTTCCTGCTGCCGGATGATTCCGCAGCATCGCCTTACGGCTTCGACTTCGCTCCGGACGAGGAAGAGGAAGTTGTCGGATAGCATCGTCGAGCGATGAATGCGAATCCGCAGATCGAAATCGAGGCAGCGGAGGCTCTGCTGGACATCGGAGTCTCGCTGCCCTTTTTCAAAATCCCGTTTACCCGCAAGGTCGTGCGTCTGACGATGCGCCGCCCGTGTCTGGGCGGTCAGATACGCCTCGCGCGGCTCTACCTCCAGACAGGCGTCACCTACGAGCGGATGCTGGAGTTCACCAAGCACGAGGAGCTGGCCTACATGGCGCTGCACGGGCGGCGTGTGTCGAAGATGGTAGCCCTGACGATTTGCCGGGGAGCCTTCTCTACGTGGCTGTTCTCCGGCCTTCTGGCATGGCTGCTACGCTGGTTCGTCGATGACGAGTATCTGCTGGCCGCGAACATGCAGTTCCTGCGCCTGCTGGGGACGAAGTCTTTTATGAGTATTATCAGATCGATCTCGACGGCGAACCCGATGAGACCGAGGCTGAGCCGCGAAAGAAGAAAAAAGGGGAGTTAAAGACCGTCTACGAAGGTTCCCATAGCCCCTTCGGAATGGTGTGGCAGATCGCTGCCGCGACAGGCTGGAGCGTCCGATATATCCTCTGGGGAGTGAACTATCAGACGCTGCGCATGATGCTGGCAGACGCGCCGCGCTACGTCAAGAAAAAAGAGAAGCCGCGAACGCTTTCCGGCTTCATACAATCAAGACTCAAGAAAACAAGTAAACCGCATGCCGAAACCCGTTGAAATAGAATTTTTGATGCGCGACAAGCTCTCCGGCGGCCTCGATGCCGCCGGGAAGTCTGCCGAGGCGCTCGGAGATCGTGTCGAGCGGGTTTCGCAAAGCATCACGGAGCGCATCGCGGCGCAGCGCGAACAGGTACGCTACGTCGAACAATGCCTGAAAGACCTGCGGCGTCAGTACGACCGGCTGGGGCCGGGCAAGGCGCAGACGGAGATGCGCGCGGAGATCGAAGCCTGTACGCGTGCGCTCGAAGAGGACAAAGCCGTGCTGAACGGACTGCGCAGCGAGCACGAAAAGAACTCTGCGACGGCCCGCGGGCTTACGATGGAGTTGCGGCAGCTTCAGGGAGCGATGGCGAAGATGCGTCTGGAAGGGCGCCAGAACTCGCAGGAGTACCAGACGATGGCGCAGCGTGCCGCATTGTTGCAGGATACGCTGGGCGACCTGCGCACGCAGACGAAGATTCTCTCGCACGACAATGCCGGGCTTCAGGGCTTGATAAGCGGTGCGAGCGGCGTTGCCGGGGCCTTCACGATGGCTACGGGCATCATGGGCGCCTTCGCGTCGGAGAACGAGAACCTCGTCAAGATTCAGACGCGCGTGCAGAGCGTGCTGGCCATCACGATGGGGTTGCAGCAGGTGATGAATGCCCTGAACAAAGACTCCGCTTTCCGGCTCGTGACGGTCGTCAAGATGAAGAACCTGCTGACGGCAGCCAATACTCGGCTGGCCGCGTCGCTGGGCATCTCGACGGCTGCGGCCTCGGCGCTCATGGCGACGCTGACGCTGGGGCTTTCGGCCGTCATCACGGGTCTGATCGTCCTGTGGGATCGTTATTCCGATTCGCAGGAGGCTGCAGCCGCCAAAGCCAAAGAGCGCGTGGAGATCGAGAAAGAGGGCCGTGCGCAGATGATCAAGACGCGCTTCGAGATCGACTCGACCCTGAAAAGCCTCAAGGAGTTCAACGGCACGAAGGAGCAGGAAAAGGCGAAGGTCGAAGAGCTCAATCGTAAATACGGCGAGAGCTTCGGCTACTACAACACCATTTCCGAATGGTACGATGTGCTGCTTCAAAAGGGCGAAGCGTACATTCAGATGCTCTTTTTGCAGGCGAAGGTACAGGCTCTCATCAATAAGGCTACCGAGGCGGACGAGCAGGTGAATACGCTTCAGGCGACTCCGGCAAATAAAGTCAAGGGCGCCACCGGCGGCTTCGGGCGTTGGATGGCCAAAGTGGGCGGTGCGCAGATGGGGATATTGCCCGGCGATATGGATCGCGAGGTCGACAAGTCGAACGAGGAAGTAAAAGCGAGGTTGGTACAGGCCGCCCGGGAGCAGCGTGACGCCTACCTCGACGAGGCGAAGAAGCTGGTGGAGGACATCGCCGATCTGGGTAAGGAGTCCGGCCTCGGCGGATTCATCGCGCCTCCGAAGGACGGCTCCGGCGATGTGTCCAAGCTCACGCAGAACCTCGTGGATTACGAGACGAAAGCCCGCCGGCGCATCGAGGATACGCGCATTTCGCTGATGAAGGAGGGCTTCGAGAAGGAGCGCGCCGAGGCGCAAAACGCTTTCGAGCAGGAGAAAGCTCGTATTGCCAAAGAGGAGCAGGAGCGGCTTCAGCTTTACGAGCGTCTGCGCAAGGCCGGCGGGAAGGTTACGCCGGGACAGAAAAGTACGATCCTCGCCCAAGCCGCCGCGCAGCGTGTGCAGGCGGCCCGGAAACTCGACCATACGCTGACCGAGATCGACAAGAAAGAAGAGAAGGCGGATGCGGATCACCTCGAGAACCTACTCAAAACCTACAAGGATTACGCTGCGGAGCGCGAGGATGCCGAGCGCAAGCACGACAAGGCCATCGCCGCGCTGCGAAGCCATCTGAGCGACGAGCGTCTGGCAGCGTTGGGAAAGCAGATGACGGATCGTTTCGTCGGCAATGTCGATCTGCTGGCTCGGCCGATGATCGACGCGGCGCGTCTGGCGGAGAAGGGGTGGCAGGATGCCGGCGAGGGCATAGCTACGGTGTTCAGTTCCCAGTTCGGCATCGATGACGCGGCCGGCAAGCGCCACGAGATTCTCATCACGCCGATTCTCCCCAACGGCGATGTCCTTTCGGAAGAGGAACTGAATGCGTATATCGACGAGTCGCTGAACGGCGCCGAGGACATTCTGAAAGCCGATACGCTGGGTCTGGTGATCGCCGTCGATGTCGATCCGGACGGTACGGCGGGCGAGGCATTGCATCTGCTGCAGGAGAAGTACTACGCGCTCAAACAGGACACGGAGGGCAATGCTGCCTCCGATGCGCGTATCCGCCGCGCGCTCAAGGTCGCCGAAGATACGAAGAACCGGGAGCTGGCCGATCTGTCGGGCCTTCTTGCGAAATACCGGGATTTCGAGACACAGCGTGCGGAGATCAGGCGTCAGGGCAACGAGGATATCGCCGCGCTTGAAGAGCAGCGCACGGAGGCCAATTCGGAGCAGATCGACCGGGCCATCGCCGTTGCGCGTCAGAAGATCGAGGAGGGCATCCGCTCGGTGAACGACGCCGAGGCTGCGAGCATCTCCAAAGACAACGGATTCCTCAAGCAGCTCTTCGGCGATTACTCGTCGCTGTCGTTCGACAAGCTGCGCGAGCTGATCGCACAGGCGAAGCAGCTGCGGGCATATCTGAACGGCAAGGGGTCTGCGGAGGGCATCACCTTCATCTCCGCTGCAGAGCTGAAGAATATCGAGAAGAGTCCTGCGGAGCTGGATAAGCTGCGCAAGGCGCTCGACAAGCTGCTCCAGACGGGCAAGAAGAGCGGTTCCAACAAGTGGGAAAATATCTTCAAGACTTTCGAGAAGGGTCTGGCCGAACTCAAGGGTGCGAACGGGATCAAGGATATCTCCGGAGCTATCGGAACCATCGGCAGCGCCGCAGCGGACGCCGCGGGAGAACTCGCCGCGATGTTCGACCAGATGGGCGACACCCAGACCGCGGATGCCATCAGTGGCGTGCAGCAGGTCATGAGCGCCGTGTCGAACATCGGTCAGGGGTTCGCCAAAGGCGGCATCGTGGGAGGTATCGGAGCCGCCATCGGCGAAGCGGCCAATTTCATCGGGCAAGCCTTCGCCGCCGAAGCCCGGCATCGGGAGGCGCTGAAGGAGATCGAGCGTGCGAAGCTCGACTTCCAGCGGCAGTACAACCTCGCGCTGCTGGAGCAGAACCTGCTGCTGGAGGAGGCGACGAGTGTCTTCGGGGAGCGTCAGATCATGAAGGCGGCCAACGCCATGCAGGTCTACAAGGATGCTCTTTCGCAGTTCGAGGCCGAGATGAAGGGTTCGGCCCCTACGATGAACTGGTTCGAACGTATCACGGGCGACGCCCGCGGAACGTACGCAGCGCGCATGGCGCAGTACAAGGAGGGCATCTACGGACTCGCTTCGGCGCAGATCGTCACGGGACACAAGAAGACGGGTCTGTTCGGCTGGGGCAAAGGCAAGGATTTGTACAGCAGTATTCTTTCGGTCTATCCGGAGCTGATCGACGCCAACGGCGAACTGGATACTGCGATGCTCCAGACGATTCTCGACACGCGGAAGATGTCGGACGAGACGCGCAAGTATCTGGAGAATCTCATCGAGTTGAAGGATGCGATGGACGAGGCGGAGCAGGCGTTGGAAGACTACCTGTCCTCGACCTTCGGGTCGCTGGGCGACAGCGTGCTGGATCGTGTCCGGGACATGGCCAAAGGTGTCACGGGGGTCTACGGCGACATGTGCGACGACATCTCGTCCAAGCTCGAGGAGCTGGCCGAGCAGGTCGTCTACTCGCTGTTCTTCGCCGACAAGTTCGACAAGTTGCAGGACAACCTAAAGTCGATCTACGCGAGCGGCAAGAGCGAGGAGGACATCGCCTATGACGTGATGGAACTGCTCGACGACTTCTACTCGGGCATAGGTTCGAATATGGATGCTGCCGAGGCGTGGATGGAGGAGTTCGCGAAGCGCGCCGAGGAGATGGGTTACGAGCTGTGGAAACCCGACAGCACGACGCAGAGCGGCAAGGCCGGAGCCTTCACGACCACCATGACGCAGGATCAGGGCACGAAGCTCGAAGGGCTGATGACGTCGCTTCAAATGCACGGCGCGAGCGTCGACGACAAGATGGATGACATCGCCGAAGGTCTGGGCGCCTCGCTCGATGCGCTGAACAGAATAGCGAAAAATACCGATACGTTGCCACAGATATTGGCCTTGTGGCAGGCCATCAAGCGGGACGGTTTGAAAGCGAAATAGCGATATGGATGTACTGAAAGGACTTTTGCTGATCAACGACATCGACCCGTTCGATGCCTACGGAGCATTCCTCGCGGAGGACAAGCCCGGCGACATGAAGAACTACTCGTCGCTGCTCAGACCAGCTGCGGTCAAGGCGCAGAAGGAGGTGTCGCTGCGGGAACGTCACGGCGTGACGGTTCCCTCGACTATCGTGCAGCGCCGCGAGGCCCGTGACGTATCGCTGCAGTTCGCCATCTTGGCCGCCGACAGGGAGGAGTTCCTGTCGCGCTATACGGCCTTCGTCGAGATGCTCCAGACAGGCGAGGAGGGGTGGCTTGATTTCTACTTCCCGGAGATGAACCGCCATTTCCACCTGTTCTACCGCGAGGCTTCGGACTATAAGCAGTTGACGGATTTCGAGGGCGAGGTCGCCGGCAAGTTCACGGTGAAGTTTCGCGAGCCGCAGCCGTCGTTTTAACCCCATTCAAACGCCGTTCGAACGGCATTCGAACATGAAGATAGGAAAAGATAAGATCAAGCATTTCGCCGTCTGCTTCGCAGTCGTCTTCGCGCTGGGCGCTCCCGGCCTCTGGCTGGCCGCAGGGTTGGCTCTGGGTAAGGAGTACGGCGACAAGAACGCCTCCGGCAACCATTGGTGCTGGTGGGATTTGTCAGCAGATGCCCTCGGCATCGCTGCGGGATACGGATGTTGCTGGCTGCTCATGAAACTATGGAACTGAAAATCTATAACCGAAAGGGCATGCTGAAGCTGACGGTCTCGCCGTCGGATAACTCCACGCGTCAGAAGCGGCTGATGGGCGACCACATGCTCGGCCTGTCGTTCACGGCTTTCGAATGCGTGCCGCTCGAGGTCTACGACTACGTGGACTTCGAGGGCGTGCGCTTCTGGATTACGGAGGAGTACGCCCCGAAGCAGACCTCGACGGTCGAATGGGAGTACGATTGCAAGTTCTACGGCATCGAGAGCCTCATGAGGCAGGCCCTCGTGCTGAAGATAGTCGACGGGGAGAACGATCCGATCTTTTCGCTGACGGCTCCGGCCCGCGAGCATATGGCGCTCATCGTGGCCAATATCAACCGGCAGATGGGTACGACCGACTGGAAGGTCGGCGAGGTTCTCTCGACGGAGAACCTGACCCTCGACTACGAGGGAACCTATTGCGACGAGGCGCTCTCGATGCTGGCCGAGGCCGCGAAGACGGAGTTCTGGACGGACGGCATGACCGTGAACCTCTGCCGCTGCGAATACGGCGACGAGGCGGTGCTGGGCTACGACAACGGCCTCGTGTCGCTGGAGCGGGAATCCGCCGACAACGTCAAGTTCTTCACGCGTCTGTTTCCCATCGGCTCGACGCGCAACATCGATCCGGAGGAGTACGGTTACAGCCGGCTGCAACTGCCCGGCCGCCGGACGTACGTGGAGCAAAACACGCAGCAGGGCATCGTCGAACACTACGAGCGCGATGCCTTCTCGGGTATCTATCCGCGGCGTATCGGCACGCTTTCGAGCGTCCGCAGCGAACAGCATACGGACGAAGACGGCGAGCCTTTCACGATCTACTACGTCAAGGACACGAGCCTGACGTTCGACCCGAACGCCTACGAGATCGGCGGTCTCGTGAAGCAGATGACCTTCCAGAGCGGCGAGCTGAACGGCCGGGATTTCGAGGTGAACTATGACTCGAAAAAGAAGGAGTTCGAGATCATCACCCAATGGCCCTACGACGACGATACGCAGTTGCCGGGCGGGCTGCTGATCCCGAAGGTCGGCGACGAATACATCCTGTGGAATATCCGCATGCCGAAGGAGTATTACACCCTTGCCGAGCAGGAGTTCGCCGAGGCCGTGGACGAGTACCTGCGTGAACACGATCAGGATCGCTACGTCTACAAGGGCCGCACGGATTATGTCGAAGTCGCCCGGCGGCGCCTTGCGCTCGACGTCGGTCGGCGCGTGCGGTTAGAGAGCGACGAATACTTCCCCGGCACGGGTTATCGGACGAGCCGCATCACCTCGATCTCGCAGAACGTGCAGTACCCCTCGGAGATGGACATCGAGGTGAGCGACGTGCTGGGCAAAGGCGCGCTGGAGAAGATCGACGAGGAGCTGGGCGAGGTGCGCCACTATGCCAAGACGGCTTCGGCGGGGCTTCCGGATATCGTGCGGAGCTGGGAGAACACGCCGGCCAGCGACTTCAACCTTTTCTCGGCGAAGCGCAGCCGCAAGGAGTTTCTCAATAAGCGGGAGAACGATACGGCGCAGGGGCTGATCATCTTCGAGCAGGGTCTGCGCCTCGGCGGCTTCAAAAGCGGTGCGACGGGCGGGGAGATAGACGCTGCGGGCAATGCGGAACTGCTGTCTGTCGTCGTGCGCAGCCTGCTGCGATCTCCGTCGTTCGTCGACGGCCTGTTAGGGTCGGGGTGGCAGTTGGAGATGGACGCGAGCGGCATATCGCATCTGGCCGTGGATCGCCTGACGGTTCGCCAGACGATGCGGGTTCTGGAGCTGCTCGTGGAGAAGGTTCGCTCGGTGGGCGGCGAACTGGTCGTGTCGGCCGCTGACGGAAAGGTCTCCGGTGTCGACATGGACGCTGCGGGGCAGCACTACCTGCTGACCTTCGAGATGGGGTGTCCGTTCGTCGCCGGCGACCTCGTCCGCTGCAAGGTCGAAGGCGCTGCGGCTTCGAAATCCTACTGGGTCGAGATCGCCTCGGTGGAGGGCGGTGTGGCGAGGGTCGCCGCCTCGGAGTTCGGAGATGCGCTGCCGGCCGTCGGCGACGAGTGCGTGCTGATGGGCAGCACGTCCGATCCGCAGCGTCAGGGGCTGATCCTGATCTCGGCGACCGACGACGGGCAGCCGCGCATCGATGTGATGAACGGCGTGAGCGGCAAGACGCTCGCCGGCTGTCTTCATGCCCGCATGGGCAATCTGGACGGCATTGCCGATTCGTGGTTCCCTGCCGACGACCAGCCGCACGGATACGGCCTGTATGCGGACAATGCCTATTTGCGCGGCCGCTTTCTGCTCACCACGGGCGAGGATGTCCTGACGAAGTTCGAGGTGATGGAGGGCACGATCCGTTCGAGCGTCGAATCGATGCGCAACGATTTCACGACGGGCCAGAGCTTCCTGAATAATCCGAACTTCGGCAGCGGCATGCGCTACTGGGATTCGGACAACGACATCGCCTTCTTCACGCTCGGCGGGAAGTGGCTGTGGGTGAACGGCGCTCCCTATTCGAATAAGGGCAGCTATGCAGGCGTCGAGTATGTCGACGGCCGCACGGTGATGTGCATCAACAACAACTACATCCTCCAGAAGAACGCCGACTTCAAGACGCGGCCGGCCTACGAGCCGGGACTGGACGGGCTGCTGAAAGCCAAGCCGGTGTTCCTCACGTTCTTTTACAAATGCACGGAGCCGGGGACGCTGGTGATCGAATTCGAGGGTGTCGACCAGACGGGCTTTCAGAACTTTCAGGAGTTTCACATCACGCAGGATATCGCCGCCGGCGAAGGTTACCGCACGTTCGAGGGCAGCGGCCTGTGGAACGGTACGGGTGACTTCCGACTGTCGTTCAGCGGCAAGATGTACCTCTACATGCTGATGCTGTCGCTCGACCACATCGAGGATTTCGTCTACTCGCACAAGACGCTCTTCGAGCAGACCGACCTGCTGGTGAAGATCGCCACGGAGTCATTCGACAAGGACGGGAACCTCATCAACACGACGGGCCTCGTCAGCCGCAAAGATGTCGCCGGGATGTATGCCATCGCCGGGGACGGCACGCTGCAATCGTTCGTCGGAGCTTCGGCAGAGGGTGTCTTCATCAAGGCCGGCAGCATCAAATTGGAAGGTCTGGTCACGGCGAACGGGAACTTCAGGATTCTGGAGGACGGAAGCATCGAGGCCGCCAACGGAGTCTTCAAGGGCGAGATCGAGGCTACGAGTGGAACTATCGGGGGCTTTGAGATCGGCCGGAACCGCATCGGAGCCGTTGCGTCGCAGACCGGCTCCGGGGGCAGTTTGGCTATTTACGAGAATTTTTTCCGCGTGGGCGGCGATTCGGGCTATGCGATGCTGGGCAACGACGTGATCCCGGCCTCGGCCGGCGGAGCTTTCAGTGCGGTCGGCCGCATCGTGAACCAGAAGCAGAACTCGGATGCGCAATGGGGCTTCGACTCCGCGAACTACGGCCTGTTCATCGACGTGAGCGGCGGTACGAAGAACTACGGCATCTGTAGCAATGCGGCGTTGATCGCGCCCTCCTTCGTTGGTACGAAGGCCAGCATCCTGACGTTCGACAGCGGCAGCTACAAGGTCGACTTCTCGCAGTGCAACGTCATCCTGATGTACTACAACGATCCGAATTACAGCGGGACGAATGTCGAACTTCCCGGCGAGCTCTCCGTCGCCCGTCAGTTCGGACTGTCGGTGCTGCCGGACGATTTCGCGGCCACCGTGACGTTCCGCGTCCGTCCGGGGTCGAAGAAGATCACCCTGCAGGGCATCTACAACCACAACGAGGCGCTCGTGGATTACGGAATGGAAGCCGGGGATTCCGTCACCGTGCTGATCACGAAGATCGACGGGTTCCGCTACCAGATATTGAACCACTCAAGTTAAGGAAAAATGAAAAAAATCAACCTCAAGGAATTCGATGTCTTCACGGACATCTCGAAACGGCAGCGCGTACGTTGCGACATGCGCCGGAGCGTCGCCAATCTGCTCTACAACCAGATGCACGGCATCGAGGCGCTGAATCTGGCTCTGACGATCCACCGCAGCGAAGGTGAGCTGTCGGTTTCGGACGACGACCTGCGCATGCTTCAGACGGCCGTCGAGCGCTTCGGAACTCCTGCGCTGATCGATGCGTTCGCGGAGCACGTCAAAGAATACAACGGGAACCCTCAAACGGAATAGGATATGGCAATCACGGATGAAGAGAAGAGTCTTCTCAAGAAGGAGATTTTAGACGAGATCAAAGCGTCGTCGCAGGGCGTTCTGGAACTGGAGAAGGTCACGGCGCTCTCGGGCGTGAACTCGCTTCCGGCCATGCAGGGTACGAAGGTGGTGCTTGTACCCCTGCCGCTGCTGTCGAAGCCTGCGGAGGATGCCGCCGCCGTGGCTCTTGCAGCCGCTTCGGAGGCCGCGGATGCCACGGCCGAAACGGAGGATGTCGCGGACGTCACGCGGGAGCTGGCCAAAGAGATGGCCGCGGCCACGGCCCAGACGAAGAGTGCCACGGCCGCCGCCGAGGGTATCGTCGCGGAGTTCAATGCCGTCGCCGAGACGGCTCTGGGCGGTACATCGCTGTTCAACGTCAATGCGCGCTGCGGCGATGCGACCTACACGTTGGAGACGGCGCTGCAGGCGCTCGCAGCGCAGGAGATGAACGACGGCGTCACCTACCGGAAGAAGGGGCTTGTCGTCACCTACCGCATCGATGCGGCCAAATGGGAGACGCGGCAGTTCATCGGGGCGACGCTCGACGACTGGACGCAGGAGGCGCTCTGGCAAGGCTTCGGCAGCGGCTCGGGCGCAGGAAACGTGTACAACGTGACCGCGCTGCTTCCTCTGGATAGCGGTTACTACACGCTTGCGACGGCCCTTGCTGCCGTGGCGCGGGAGAAAGGGCAGGCGCGCGGTCTTGTCCTGACGTTCGCCGTCAGCGATGGCGAATGGCAGAGCTACCAGTTCATCGGCGCCACGCTGGACGGCTGGAACGACACGGCACAATGGCGGGAGTTCGGCAGCGGCGTAAGGAGCGTTACGGTGAACGGCGGAGGGAAGATGCAGCCCGACGGCGACGGCAACGTCGATATCCCTGTGCCGACGGTCGACGACTCGCTGGATGCGGAGTCCACGAACCCTGTGGAGAATGCCGCCGTCGCGCGCCGTCTGAACGAGATCGACGCCAGTACGGTGTTCGGCATGACGGCCGATCTGAACGACGACGAGTCGAGCGTGCGTTTGTCGCTCACGAATAAGTCGGGTGCGGAGATCGCCGGTGTCGACATCCCTGCGGGCGGTGGTGGTGGCGGCGAGAGCGTCACGACGAAGATCGTGCTCTCGGCCGGCGTCGATCACCCCGTCGTCAAGGAGGGCGGCTCGGTGCGTCTGACCTATACCTACGACCACCAGTACGCTGCCGGCGACGATGCCGGAACCACCACGGGCCAGAAGGCGACGATTCGGATCACGGCCTCGCGCGGTTCGGTCGAGGCGTTCGGGGAAACGGTTCAGGATGTATCGAAGGGCAGCTATACGCTCGACCTTACGCCCTACCTGCAGGCCGGCGTTACGGACATCTACGTGCGCGCCACGACGACCGACCCGGAGACGGGCCGCCAGCAGTCGAAGCAGGCATACGTCTCGGTACGCGTTGTCGCGCTGTCGCTTTCGAGCAGCTACAACCTCGCGGCGGGACTCGCTGCGGGCGGCTACGGAGCGGAGGATACGGCCGTGATCCCCTTCACGGTGAGCGGTTCGGGTACGAAGGTCGTCACGCTCTACGTGGACGGCCGCCAGTACGATACGGCGACGGTCACCAAGTCGGGCACGACGAACGGGAGCTTCTCGCTTCCGATGTCGGGCCTTTCTGCCGGCCGGCATACCGTCCAAATGGTCGCGGAGGTCGCTGTGAGCGACGAGTCGTCGCTGCGTTCGGAGAGCGTCTACCTCGACCTGCTGCGGCGCGGTGCAGGCGGTGCGTTCATCGGTACGATGCACCGCTTCGCCGACGGCCGCATCTTCACCGACGAGCACCTGTCGCCTCGCCTGAGCGTGGGCCGCTACGAGCAACTCGCCTTCGATTTCGTGGCCTACGATCCGGCGCAGACCCCGGCGGCGGTCTCGATCTTCGAGAATGACACTCTGACGCAGGACGTGAGCGTTCCGCGCACGACGCAGCGCTACGCCAACCGCTTCTCCGCACAGGGTGCGGTCACGTTGCGCTTCCTCTGCCGGGGCGTCGAGTACGTTCTTCCCGTGACCGTAGAGCCTTCGGATATCGACATCGAGGAGACGACGGCAGACCTTCGGCTGCGGCTCTCGGCCGCGGGCCGTTCGAATGCCGAGGCCGATCCTGCGACGTGGAGCTACGGCGATGTGCAGAGCACGTTCGAGGGCTTCGATTGGAGCAGCAGCGGCTGGACGGGCGATGTGCTGCGGATGCGCAACGGCGCCCGCGTGGAGATCGGGATGCAGCCGTTCGCCGCGGACGCGACGTCGACGGGCGCTACCTACGAGTTCGAGCTGCGCTGCTCGAATGTCACGGATCGTGACGGCGAGGTGCTCTCGTGCCTTGCGGAGGGTATCGGCTTCCGCCTCACGGCGCAGGAGGCGCTGCTGACGGCCTCGGGAGGTACGCAGGTAGGTACGAAGTTCGCCCCGGACATCGACCTGAAGATCGGCTTCGTCGTAGGTGCGAAGTCCGGCCACCGGCTGCTGGAGCTGTACGTCAACGGCGTGCGTTGCGGCGCCAAGCAGTACGCCTCGACGGAGAGCCTGCTGCAGGCGGCGCCGGCGGGTATTAGCATCGGTTCCGCGGCTGCCGATGTCGATCTGCGGATGCTGCGGGTCTACGACCGTGCCCTGTCGGACGACGAGATGCTGTCGAACTACATCGTCGACCGGCTGACGACCGAGGAGATGGTGCACCTTTACCGCCAGAACGATGTGCTGGACGACGAGGGCGACGATATCGGCATCGAGAAGCTCCGCGCGCAGGGCAAGTCGGTGTTCCGCATCGTCGGCGACGTGGAGCTGGTCAACGAGACGAACAACAAGAAGTTCGAGGTTCCGGTCGATCTCTACTTCTACTCGGCCTACGGCAAGGAGTACGACTTCGTGGCCCGCAATATCGGCCTGCGCATTCAGGGAACCTCCTCGACGACCTACCCGCGGAAGAACTACCGCCTCTATTTCGACCGGCGGGAGAAGTACGGCACGACGCTGGAGGTGAACGGCGCCGATGTCCCCGATTTGAAATACTCGTTCAAGCCGGGTGCGCGTCCGGTGTCGATCTTCTGCCTGAAGGCCGACTTCTCGGACTCCTCGTCGACGCATAACACGGGCGCCGTGCGGCTCATCGCCGACACCTACCGCAAGTGCGGCTATCTCACGCCCCCGCAGCGAGCCTACACAGGTGCATACGATGTGCGCATCGGCGTCGACGGCTTCCCCTGCGACGGGTTCTACGACAACGACGGCAGCGGCACGATACGCTATCTGGGCAAGTTCAACTTCAACAACGAGAAGTCGGAGAGCCACGACGTGTACGGCTTCGAGGGGATCGAGGGCTTCAACGATGCCGCGACGCTGGGCGGGGAGCGCAACAAGTGCCTGTGTCTGGAGTTCCTGAACAACTCGGCTCCGCTGTGCCTGTTCGCCACGGACGACATGACGTCCTTCGACGATGCGCTGGAGTTCCGCTACAAGCCGGATCAGACGTGGGCGACGGCGCATGCCGACGACAAGGCTGCCGTGCAGCGCCTCTGGTCGTGGGTGAAGGGCTGCGAAAATGATGCTGCACGCTTCGCCGCGGAGGTAGATCAGTATTTCGACGTCGAGTTCCTCTGCGCGTGGTATCTTTTCACGGACTACCTGATGGCCGTCGACAACCGTGCGAAGAACATGATGTTCGCCACATGGGACGGTCTTGTCTGGCATCCGCTGCCGTACGACCTCGATACGATCCTCGGCGGGCGCAACGACTCGCTGCTCGCGTACCTCTATACGATCACGCACGAGACGTTCGATGACAGCATCGGCTCTTACGCTTTCGCAGGCCACGACAGCGTTCTGTGGAAGTTGGTGCGCGAGGGTCTGGGCGCGAAGCTCATCGAGGTGGCGGGTGCGCTGCGGTCGAACATGAGCACGGACGATGTGCTGCGGACGTTCAACGAGGAGCAGATGGGCAACTGGTCGGAGCGTGTCTACAACAAGGACGGCCACTTCAAGTACATCCAGCCGTTAACGGAGGGTGTCCTGACCTCCGAGGGTCGGAAGCATTACGACTACTTGTACGCCTTGCAGGGCAGCCGCTATGCGCACCGCGTCTATACGATCCGCAACCGCTTCGCGCTGCTCGACGCGCAGTACGTCGCCGGTACGTACCGCGCCGACAGCTTCGCGGCCTACTTCGGCTACAAGTTCTCGGAGGACAAGCGGAAGATTCGGATCACGGCGTCGGAGCGCTACTATTTCGGTTACGGCTACACGAGCGGCACGCCGAAACAGTCGGCGGTGCTCGCGGCCGATGCGGGCAGTACGGTCGAGCTGACGATGGACGCGGACTTGATCGTCAACGACCCGCAGTACTTCTACGGCGCGAGCCGGATGCAGGGCCTCGACCTGTCGGGGGTTTCGATGGCGCTGCTGCAGACGCTCAACCTGAACAACTGCACGGCGCTGCGGACTTTGAACGTGAGCTGCGCGCAGAGCCAGACGACGCTCGCCGCGCTCATCGTCACGAACTGCCTGCACCTGCGGACGCTGAACGTTTCGGGACTGAAATCGAGCAGCTTCACGTCGCTCGACCTGTCGAACAACCTGAAATTAGAGTCGCTCGTGGCGCGTAACACCTCGCTGCGGAGCGTCGCCTTCGCTGCGGGTGCTCCGCTTACGACAGCGACGCTTCCGGCGACGTTGCAGTCGCTGGAACTGGTCGGCCTGAACAGCCTCCCGAATACGGGGCTGACGCTTCAGGGCACGGCATCGATCGCGCGTCTGGTGATCGACGGCTGTGCTCTGATCGACTGGCAGGAGCTGCTGGCCCGCTGCCCGGCAGTGCAGTACCTGCGCGTGACGGGCGTCGACATCGAGGACGACGGATCGCTGCTTCGGAGCCTCGCATCGATGGGCGGCGTGGACGAGCAGGGCGGCAATACGCCGACGTGCCGGCTTGTGGGCCGCTGCCGCCTGACGCAGTACATGGACGAGGAGGAGCTTGCGGCCATGCAGACGCACTTCCCGGAGTTGACGATCGAACAGCCGGCGTGGACGTGCATCGAGTTCGACGATGCGGTCTCCGATCCTGCGAACATCTCGAACCTCGACAACCGGACGGGCTACCGGTTCGATACGCCGTACGTTCCGAGCGGACATATTGCTCGCATCCTCGCGCAGCGCCATCGCTGTCTGGGCAAGAAGACCGCCGCAGGAGAGGTTACGATCTTCCCGCTGCACGACGGGAACTCGAACTACTACGCCGATGCGGATGACGTATCGCTGGCCACGCCGGCGGTACTGACGGGCCGCGACGGCAACGTGTGGATGTACGAGCCGCACTACTGGTGCAAGGGTGTCAACGACCTGCTGAACCAGAAGAAATACGCCTTTTTCAGTTCGGATGCCGAATGCCCGGCCGTGGACGGCGTGTACGTGAAACTCACGAAGGAGCAGGTCGAGGTGGTCGCGGGCAAGGCCATCCGCATCGCCGAGGAGTACACGACGCTGGACGAGGCTGTGACGACCATCGCCGCGAACTCCTACTGCACGGTTCCGGTGGCCGGCTACCGTCAGGTGCGCTTCCCGTCGATGGCTTCGGCGGCCTACGGCGCTGTGTGGCTGGATGCCGCGGGGACGATCCTCGGGCGCCTGCGCGCGACTTCGAGCGCGGGTATCCTGAATGGCATGTACCTGTTCGCCACGGTTCCGGAAGGCGCCGAGCGGCTCGCTTTCACCATCGTCACGGCAGCGGATTTCGACTACGTGCTGCTGACTACGAGCGATAAGATCGAGGCCATCGAGCCGGACTGGGTGGAGGACGACGAGTTCCTGTGCGCCGTCTACGAGGCGCTGCTGCAGGACGACTTCATGAAGTCCATCTCGGGCGAGATCAGCACCGGCACGGTCTCGCAGGCCGATCTGAAAGTCTACGCCGCGAACTCCGGCCCGGGGTTCCAGCTCATCGACTGGGACATGCACTGCGCCGTCGCGAACCTGTTCTACGCAAAATACGGCACGCGCGATTCGCAAGGGCAGTGCGGCTACGGTCAGAGTTCGTATAACAAGCGCAGCGGTCTGACGAATATGCTCGGCATGCGGGATACGATCAACCCCGAGGGTAAGACCACCGGCGCCTATTACTACGAGGGTGAGACGCTGAAAGATGCCTATTCGACGAACGTGCTGGGCTACGAATGCTGGCAGGGCGACAAATGCGAATGGCTGGAAGGCGTAACGCTTAACAAGGAGAAGGCCGACGGCCGCTGGAGTATCGAGACGCCCGGGCGCGCCCCGCGCGAAGTGCAGGGTATCGCCGCATTTGCGGAATATTGGCCAGCCAATATGGTCTTCGGTCGCCATATGGACTTGATCGTCGCCCGCGGCGGCGGTTCGGAAACCTCCCATTACTGCGACTGGCAAAACGTGTCCAGCTCTACGCGCCGGGTGGTCTATCGGTCGTACTACAATGCGAGCGCGTATGGCGGCGTGTCGTGCGCGAGCACGAGCTACGATTCGTCGTACTCGAACGCGTACATCGGCTCTCGGCTCGCCTTCCGCGGAAAAGTCGTCAAAGCGACGAGCGTCAGCGAGTATAAAGCGTTACCCAGCGTCGAATGACGCTGGGTATTGAAAGTGGCGTAAGCCACTCGAAAATATTTTGAGAATGACGAAATTAGGTTTTTTCGCGATGAATTTTATATTTTTGTACCTCGAAAGGCGGAATCCCCCATAAGCCGGGTGGTCTATCGGTCGAACAACAATGCGAACGCGAATGGCGGCGTGTCGTACGCGAACACGAACAACGATTCGTCGAACACGAACGCGAACATCGGCTCTCGGCTCGCAAACAATGAGGAGAACGCAAGAATGCATGTCGGCCTACTGCACCGGGAACGTGTTCCCACCGCAGCGCCGAGGGGGAGGAGCCTCGCCAGCAGCGGCCTATGGCCGGAAAGGCGAAACATACAGCGTTGGGTGGAGCTTGTTAGGTTTCCGCAGGGATTCTCGAAGAGGTCAGGCCCGCAGAATTGAAGGTAACATGCGCAGGGATGGGTACATCATCGAGGAGATTGTCGCTACGGACAACATGAAGGCATCGTTCCGATCCGTGTTGCGCGGTACAGACCGCAAACGCAGTCGGGTCGGACGTTACCTGCTCGCGCATGAGGACGAGGTGATCGCGGAGCTGCAGCAGCGGATAGCCGACGGCTCGTACCGTGTGGGCGGTTATCGGGAGATGATCGTCATGGAGGCGGGAAAACGCCGGACGATACAGGTGATCCCATTGAAGGATCGCATCGCCGTAAATGCGGTTATGCGAGTCGTGGACGAGCATCTGCACCGGCGGTTCATCCGGACGACCGCAGCATCGATCCGCAACCGCGGGATGCACGACCTGATGGAGTATATCCGGCGCGATATCGCTCAAGACCCCGACGGAACCCGTTACTGCTATACCTTCGACATCCGTAAATTCTACGAAAGCGTCGATCAGCAGGTCGCCATTGCCGCCGTCCGGCGGGTGTTCAAAGACGAACGGCTGCTGACGATACTCGACGGCTTCATCCACATGATGCCGCACGGGTTGAGCATGGGGCTGCGCTCCTCGCAAGGGTTGGCCAACTTAATCCTCTCGATCTACCTCGACCACGAACTCAAGGATCGCCTCGGCGTCCGCTACTACTATCGCTACTGCGACGACGGCCGCGTGCTGGCCGCCTCGAAAGCGGAGTTGTGGGCCGTGCGCGATGCGGTGCATCGATGCGTCGAAGCCATCGGGCTGGAAGTGAAACCCAACGACCGGATCACTCCCGTCGAGGAGGGTATCGACTTCCTCGGCTACGTGATCTATCCCGACCATGTGCGGCTGCGCAAGCGCAACAAGCAGACCTTCGCCCGGAAGATGAGCGAGGTCGAGAGCAGACGACGCAGGCGTGAACTGACGGCATCCTTCTACGGGATGGCCAAACACGCCGATTGCAGAAGGCTTTTCTCCAAACTAACAGGTATTGATATGAAAAACTTCAAGGATTTAGGCGTTACGTACACGCCGGCCGATGGCAAGAAGCGCTTCAAAGGCGCGACGATCTCCATCCGCGAACTGGTCAATCTTCCCATCGTGGTGCATGATTTCGAAACCGGAATCAAAACCGAACAGGGTGAAGACCGGTGTCTCGTTCAGATCGAAATGAACGGCGAGATGCGGAAATTCTTCACTAATTCTGAAGAGATGAAGAACATCCTTCAGCAGATACGCGAAATGCCGGACGGCTTCCCTTTCGAGACGACCATCAAGGCGGAGCAGTTCGGCAAGAACAAGACCAAATACGTATTTACATGAGAATTCAAGGCAGTGCGGGCGTGGCGCCCATCGAGTGCGTCAATCCGCGCAAGGATAAATGGAGAGTCCGCTGGGACATCGAGGAGCAGGACGGCATGGCCACTTACGAGGAGGCGGAATTCGACCGCCGGCCGACGCTCGACGAGATCAAGGCCGCGGTGCTGGCATCGTACAATACCCGGATCGACGAAGCGATCCGCTCGGGGTTCCGCTGGGAAGAGACGCCCGTGTGGCTCTCGGCGGAGAATCAGTTCAACTACAAGGCCGCGTTCGATCTGGCCGTTCAGACCGACGGCGCGAACCTTCCGGTCGTATTCAAGCTCGGAACCGATGAAAAGCCGGTATACCGGGAGTTCACGACCGTAGACGAACTGAAGAACTTTTACACGGCCGCAATGGCGCACGTACAGGGTACGCTGGCCGCCGGCTGGAAAGCGAAGGACGAAATCGACTTCGGTCTGTATCGAGTCTGACGGATGAAGCCCCTCGGGGGTGGGCATAAAGAATCCCCCGGCCTGTTAGCAAGTCCTCTTACCTACGTACTAACACAAAGGCGCCTAACCGCACGACCGGGGGAATACCCTCAATCGCGGTTAGGCGTTTTTTGTGCCATAAACCTTGCACGTAGGTAAGAGTACACAAAAGTACAAAATTTTAGAGAAAAGCAAACTATGAGAACCCCAATTTCCTACTATGGCGGCAAACAGACGATGCTCAAGCACATCCTGCCTCTGATTCCGTCGCATAAGATTTACACCGAGGCGTTCTGCGGCGGCGCGGCCGTCCTGTTCGCCAAACGGCCTGCCGAGGCCGAGATCATCAACGACATCAATATGGAGTTGACGAACTTCTACTGGTGCGCGCAGGTCTATTATTCCGACCTCAAATGCGAGATCGACAAAACGCTGCACAGCCGCGACCTGCACGCTCACGCCGGGCACATCAACTCCTATCCGCAGTTCTTCACTCCCGTCGAGCGGGCGTGGGCTGTATGGGCGCTCTGCAAGATGTCGTTCGCCTCGATGATGGACGGAACGTTCGGATACGACTTCGGTGGCATGATGCCCAAAAAGCTGCGCAATGCGAAGGATGAGTTCACGGAGCAGCTCTGCCAGCGACTCGAACGGGTGACCATCGAGAACCGCAACGCGCTCGACGTGATCGCCTGCTACGACGCTCCCGATGCCTTCCATTTCGTCGATCCGCCCTATGTGAACTCAGACTGCGGCCACTACGAGGATACGTTCAACGAGCAGAATATGGAGCAGCTCCTGCAACTGCTCGAAACCGTCAAGGGAAAGTTCATGCTCACGATGTTCCCGTTCGATATGATCGACCGGTATGCCCAGAAGAACGGATGGATTATCCACCGTGTCGAGCGGACGATCAGTGCCTCGAAGTCGAGTCGCCGAAGGCAGGAGGAGTGGATGGTCTGCAACTACGAGGAGCGGGCGCAGGCGTCCCTGTTCGAGGGTGGATATTTAGGCGAGTGAGGCGGAGCCGGCATTGGTTCAACTTGATGCAGAACACCGTTCGAGCGGCAGTCAAAAGCCATTCGAACGGTGCTTTTTTGTGTGCGTGTGCGAAATTTTCGTCGCTTTTCGTTTTGGGCTAACTCGACCACCGAAAAGTCGCATCTGGTTCTGAATTCCGTCGCATTTGGTTTTGCCGATTATAATC